GCGATTATTAAGATATGCAGAGAATTGTTGTCCATCACTATATCCTAATAAAGTTTTCTTAGTTGGTATAAGATGTTGTTGTATTTCCATGTGAATCAAATCTAGTGTCCCAGGTGGCCCGCACCTTCAATAGGTGACATTTTGTTCTCGGTTATCTAGGGTGTCTAGGATAGCACGTGTTATGTATATTGATCGTTCTTCCATTCCATTAACGGAAGGAGTGTCAATTCTTACTACATATTCTCCACGTTTATCCAATTGGTAACAAACTCCCTTTGAGAGACAAGCACATCTCTTATCATTGTTGGTAAATATATGTCCGTTGTTAATTATGGTATTGGTCCACCTTTTATCAGTGAATCTTGGACATTGATGGTATTGTGTGTTGATGTAAGAAGCTCGTTTAAGACATTCTTGAGTATGTGGGTGGTTGTCATCATGATCGCATTTGTGTGTTTTTCCACACCCAATGCACGAGACACTACTAAGTAAGTCATAAATCTTGGTTGAATTTTGAACTGTCTCGATATGAGTTGATAATTCTCTTTTGAGGACTCCAAGGTCTTGTATTAGTTCTGCTAATTTGAGTCTACTGTTAGCTTTTTCTAAGGTGATATCAGCTATTCTAGCTTCATAAGTTCTAATTTTTGAATCTAAGTCAGCTGTGATAAAAGCAGCATTTTTTATATTATCTTTTCTCATATGTCTAGTGTTTGTGAGTAAATCCCTGAGTTCTGCAATGTCTTTAACATTAGAATTGATAGACTCCTCAACAGTTTTCATTTCGTTAAGAATTTTCCTGGTTTTATGGATAGCTTCTTCTTGATTGATGGCACATATATGTATGCCATTGGCTAAATGTATTGGTGTGGTCACATTAGTGCATTTTTCACAGAGTATACCATCAGTCTTTGCTTGACAGTTAGCACAATAAGAGTTGCTAGTTGTTGATCCATATTCATATACGGAATGTCTGCTTTTTGCGAAAGATTTGTGCAAGTCATCGTCACAATCTTCGAATGGTCTCTTCGTACATGTATGGGATTGTTTGGTGGATAATTTCCAATAAATGTATGATGAACCAATTTGATCCCTAACAACGTAAACTATTAGATCACTAGGTCTAAACGGTACTCTATGTAATCTAAATCTTCTACTGATAAATCCTAAGAATTTATGCGGTATGAAGAAGAAGTTGTTTAATTGGTCGGTATATCCTTGTATTCCAACTATGTGGTTGTCTTGTATTATAGGGCATCCACAGTAACCAGGTAATATTGGTGTATCAATCTGGTTATTGTTGAAAATTTCACATTTAATGGTTCCAGTTGGGGTATGTTGTATAGCCGGACCATTTTTAGGTAACGCTGTGGATAGTAATTGGTCATCGGTGTTAAATTTGGTAATAACTAAATCGCCTAACTCAAACCATTTATCGTAATGTTTATTATTGATCGTTGGCGTATTGCGTTCCAAAACGTGTTTATTAGCTATAATGTATGGTTGTCCGTTTATTATTGTGTGGGTACAATAACCCATCAAGCTAGAATTTTTTGTAAACATTGGTGCAATGATAAGTGGTTTTTCTTGTTTGTAACCTTGTAGACGAATGTTTTTGATGTATGATTGATATTTCTCAGGGTCGTTAAGGTAGCAGTTAACTTCATCAATATATTGGGAGGTTACATAAGAGCATAATCTTTTTAATTGAAATTGTCTCTTTTTGAACCCAGCTTTAATTTTGGTAAGTGGTGTGTATCCAATGTCATCATATGGTGTTGTACCAAAATAATTTTGAAGTATCATATCACATACACTGCGTTCTTTTTGTTCTGGTTGTAGATGATCGGTGAGCTGATATTTATATGTTGTTTTGGGTCTTTGGTAGAGGTAATGTTTGGTTATTATTACCAAAGCCTTTGTAAATCGATTGAAGACTAAAAGATACCATATAAGTATTGATATCTTGTAATCAACAATATTGAAAAAGTG